CTCCTCTTGTAATGGCTCCGGAGCGCAATGTTCTGGACGCCCTCCGTAACGTTGCCCCTCCTTCATCGGTGCTCCTGTCCAATCTAACTCTGCCATAAATGCGTGTCTTTGTTTACTCCTCTAATGTAGACAACCCGTTATCTGTAGGGTGCTCATTATCTGTAGAGTGCTCTTCATCTCCGTTACTGTGGAGAAGCTTTAGTTTCTCTTTGTCGAAGTCTTTTAGGCTTTGGGGAAAGTTGTCCTCTTTGGTTTTACGTTCTGTGAGCGTTTTAAAAGCCTCTCTGGAGGCCTCTAATTTTAGCCGTATGGCGTTTAGGCGTTCCGGACTGATGACTACAGCGACCGAAGTGGAAAGGTGCGTTGTGGAGGGTTTATCGCCGTAAACGGTGGGGAGCAGTTTCTGTCCGAAAAACTTGTAAATATCGAATTTGACCCGTACAGCGTGTGCGTTTTTCGCTGTGGCTTGTGCGGCAAGATCGAGGCACTTTTGCATTAGATGTTCCGCTTGTGCTTCTCGCGCTCGTTTCCACAGCGTTGCAAAGTAGGGGTGCCTGTCTCGCCACTTGTAGAGGGTGAGTGGCGATGGAAACTCGGGATGTTCGCGCAATATGGCGCTAACGCTCTTTTCGCTGTCTGAAAGCAGCGCGCAAAACGCTCGGGCAATTCTGGCGTTATAGGTGCGCTTTTTTCTGGCCACTAGTTGCTTTTCGCTCTCTTGCGGATCCCGAGAAAGCCCTGATTTTCGCTTTCTAGTGTGGACTTGCGGGGCTGTCGAAGCGGAGACCATTTAAACAACTATTGAAGCGCTCCGAAACCTTCTGGCAATACAAAAGTTTTGCCTACCGGAAAACCCCGAAAAAAAAGTTTCAACCACAGTAAAAAAAGTCTTGCAATACATATTGCAACCTATACTTTGGAGTCATGCAAGACACCACAGTAGATGCGATGGCGAAGAGAAATGCGCCTAGCGTCTCACAGAACGTTGCCATGCTTTTGGACGCTGCAAAGCGATGCCATAACAGTGGCAAGATCACAATCGGTCAAAACCTTAAAGCACTCGCGGCACAGTTGCAGCGGAGCGGATTGCCAATGCCCGAGGAAAACTGCCAAGCAGTAGTTGCAGCGGCAGTTGAAAACACCCCGATAGTTGGCGAGGCAACGCATCTTAGCGATGCGGAGAAGGCAGCGGCAGCGACGGCAATCTCTAAAGCGTTGCCAGATAGCGAAAGCCTTTATCAGAAAATCGCCTATGTTCCGCAAGATGGCGAATTAGCGCTGGCAATGGCAGCGATTAAGGCGGGGGAACACCCGCTTTTTACAGGGGGAGCAGGATGCGGTAAAACCCACTTGGCACACCATATCGCCAAAGTTTTAAAGCGACCGCTTTACACTCTGCAAGGTGCGGATGGTGTAGTCCCCGAATATATCATTGGCTATCGAGACCCCGTTTCAGATGGCAAGGGAGGATTAGAGACAACCTACCGTTACGGAGTAGCGGCACAAGCGGCAAAAGACCCTCGGGGAGCAATCCTTTATTGGGATGAACCCAACGCAACACCCGATGGCATCCGTTTTTGGTTATTCAGTTTGATGGACGGACGCCGCGAAATTACTCTCCCCGATAACAACGGGGAAGTAATCAGAGCGGGAGAAAATTTCACCGTTATCGGAGCGATGAACGAGGGCAAAGGCTACTCGGGGACAAGTCGCTTAAATGATGCGCAACGGGAGCGTTTCGCAGTCATTGACTTGGGTTATCTGCCAGCGGCAAGGGAGCGCAAACTGCTTGTTAGTAGAACGGGGTGCACAGATGATATTGCCGATAAGCTTGTGTCACTTGGCAAGCAACTGCGAGCAAGTTTCGAGCGGCAAGAAATACACACGCCCTTCGGCACCCGCACCCTTCTAAAAGCGGCAAAGCTTATCGTGCAAAAAGTTAAGCCTTTGGACGCTGTAAAAGTGGCTTTTGTTAACGCAATCCCCGCCACCAATGCGCCAGAGCGTAAGGCTGTGGCAACGGCAGCGGCAGCGTTTTTCGGTAGTAAGGCAGTGACAGCGGAAGCACAAGCGGAGACTAAATAACATGGATACAAAACCAACGCTTAATAGTCTCGCAGAGCGCCGATTCACTATTGCGGCGAGAATCCTAACGGACGCCAACGTAGAAGTTAAGATTGGCGAGTTTCCCAACGCTGGCGCTTGTGCATGGTGGCAGCATGAGACAAACCAAGTTTGGCTTAATGAGTGCGCACCGTATGAAAGTAACCCCGTTAAGAGTCTGATCTTCAATCGAGGAAAGCTTTTCCATGAGTTGGCGCACAAGCTTTTTACCAATGCTTACGACTACCGCAACGAGTTAGAACGCAAAGCAAAGGATAGAAAACTCTTCGATGTAATTCGGCAAACATTAGAAGACGGATACATCGAGCAACGGATTGCCAAGCAATGGCAGGGAGCAACCCCTTACATTCGTTCCCTTCTCATGCACGTTCTACAAAGCGACAAGACGAAATTCGGCGCTCTGGCAATTTTCGTGCGCACTTTTGTATGGCGAGACGCCGAAGCAAAAAAGAGTTGGGGACGTTGGGAGAAACTCATCCGCAAAGCAGTGCACTCCGATTCGCGGGGTGTTTGCGATGCGGCATTTGAGATTGCCGAAGCAATGGCGGAGGAAAAAGAGCAAGGCAACGGCAAAGGAGGAGACAACTCCAAAGGCAACCCAACGCAAAGCGATGAAGAGGAAAAGAGCGGGGACCCCGAGACTTCGGACGCCGAAGGCGAGGACAAAGAGGGCAAAGGGGGAGACGCCGAAGGCGAAGGCGAGGGGGGAGACGCCGAAGGCGAAGGCGAGGGAGACGCCGAAGGCGAAGGCGAAGAGGAGAGTGAAGGCAGCGGCGAGGAGTGCGGCACCGATTCAAGTGGAGGCAGCGACAGCGGCAAGCCAACGGGGAGCGAAGGCGCGGGAGGAGAAGAGACAAAGGCAGAGATTGCCGAGAATATTAAGGCACTCATTCAGAAGGTTGTCGAAGAGGCACTAGAGGAGGCATCTCCCGAAGCGGAGGCAGAATACAATGAGATGATGGAGGAAATTGCCCTCTATGCGCCAACGCAAGATTACGCAACGCCAGAGGAGGAAAGTGCGGCAGAGCGCATTGCCGAAGTCTTGCACTCTACGCTTGTGGAAAGTAATCGGCAAAAGTGGATAGACGTTAGACGGTGCGGCAGTTTCAACTCTCGCCGCATAGTTAACGCCATTAGCGGGGGGACTTGCTTGCGGCAGCGGCAATCTACCGAAGACTTGCCACACATCGCGCTTCTGCTCGATGTGAGCGGCAGTATGGCAGGAGCGAAGATAACGCAAATATCCGAAGCGGGGAGAGTACTTAACGGTGCCGTTGCGCAAGTGGCAGCGAAGTCAATGGTAGCAAGTTTCTCCTCATGCACTCGGATATTGGAAACGGTGCCTGTCCATGGACTATCCACAGAGGGGAGTACGGATACGGATATTGCCATTAATCGAGCAGTGAATTGGCTTGAAACCCAACAGGCAACCAAAGGCTTAATCATCATCGCAACGGATGGTCATCCCGACGATGAAGACTTGGCAGCGGCAGAGTTTCGCAAGGCAGCGGCACTAGGCTACTACGTCTTAGGAGTCTGGATTGGCGGATTTAAGCCTCGAGAAAACAACTATTGCCATGAGAGTTTAGTCTGCAAGGATATTCGCAAACTCCCCGAGTTGCTCACCCAACCACTGCAACAATTCGTTGCACAAGCGTTTTAATCGCGGCAGCGCTCAACTGTTATATTCAGTTGAGCGTTGAACGATGAAAACAAAAGCAAAGACACACAAGGGCAAAGGCAAGCCAGAATTGCCAAAGATAAAGTGGGAACGAAACCAAAAGCAATTCGTTGAAAGCACTGCCGATTTTAAGGCGAGGCTTGCAGCGATGAACCCAAAGACAACGGAGGAACGCCGAGCAGAGAACCCCTCCTATCGCCGCAAAGGAGACAAAGGTTACCGCAAAACCGAAGTGCACCCCTTAGACTGCACGGGAGCCGTAGAAGCAGCGGAGGAGGCAGGATTATGAGCGGCGAAAGTCTACCGGATTTTGAGATTAATCCCTCCGAGGGGCAAATCGTTGTGAAGGTGCGCCATGGAATTGTCCGCTTGTATCATTCCGAAACCAATCAGTTGCTTCTAGAGAAGCCGATTACTCCCGCTTTCAATGCTATGCTTCGGGAGTTGGCAGCGCGGGGATTAGCACAGCGGCAAGACTTGAATTGACGCCGAAACGTTGGGTGTCAACGCATGACCCGTCGCATCGAAAGGTGCGGCGGGTTTTCTTTTCCGGATCCGCGCAGCTGGGATTCCCACGCCGAAGTCCACGCCGAAGCACGACGAAGCGGCCGAGCCCGAAACCAAGGGCTGGCGTTTGGATCTCCGGGATTTCGGACCCAGGAGCGGTCCAAAATAAAAACTCTTGACTCCGGCCAATGGCCGTGCGATAACTCGGGCGTGTTTTCGAAACCCCGAAGGAGCGGCGTAGCAGCGGCGGTGATGAGCCGCCACGAAAACACGCTGTTGCGCGTTCCCTCGGGGTTTCGTTTTAAAAACCATTAAACACCCTGTCGCTCACGGGGTGTGAAAGCCTCGGGGCTCAAGCAGAAGACCGGAGGCGATGGCACGAGAAAGCCTCCCCCCTCCGGTGGCCGGACGAAGCCGATTGATTCTCTTTTCCTTTTCTTTTCTGTGGAGGGGTTCTTTTCCTTTTCTTTTGCTTTTCTCTCCTAACGGAGAGGTGACGGTTGCAACTCCGGAGCCAAAAGGTTCTTGACACGATGAAACACCACGAGCAACATGGGTTGCAACAATGACCAAGACGAAGCTGGAGGAATACCGCACGCTGGCCGAAAAGCACGCGAACAAAGGGAGCGGGCGGATCGTCCTGGAACTCCTCGACGAAATCATCCGGCTCCGGCAGCTGTGGACACGCAACGAGGCGCACCGCGGCCAAGTGAGCGACGAAACTCTGATGCCCTTCGGGGAATACAAAGGCGAACGGATGGTGGACGTGCCGGAGGATTACCTTTTGTGGTGGCTCAAACAAAACAACCGCGAGGGCTTGGCCGTAGAAGCCGAGTTTGGGCCAACGCCCCGGAACTTTGTGGCAAAGCGCAAACTGAAAATTTATGACTACATCCGACAACGAATCAACGCCGAGACCGACGAAACAGCAGCGGAACTATCCGAAGCCGAGATCCTCGAACTCGTCCACAACAACGGATTCCCCGACGCGGCCATCAGCGAAGATGCGCAAGAAGGAGGTGGAGGCGCTCATCCGTTCCAAGGGTTACAAATTGCACCGGCTTGGCGAATACGCCATCCCCGCCGAAGCGTTAGACCTGCAACGACAGGCGACTTTACTGGAATCGGTCATACTCCTCCTTAAAGATCTGGATCCGCGCCTTATCTCCCATGAGTTTGCGCTCGGCTTCCAAGTGAAGCGGGTGACCTTCATGCAACTAAAAGCCATGGAGCGCACCGTGAAACAACGCTTGGCCATGTATCTCAAATGAAGGTGGCCCGAACAATGGAGCATCAAATGAGAGAAGACCTACCACACGTCCTGAACCTGGGCGCCGGCGTGCAATCGAGCACGCTGGCACTAATGGCGGCCCACGGGGAAGTGACCCCGCGACCCATAGCCGCCATCTTTGCCGATACCCAGGCCGAACCACCGAGTGTTTACCGCTGGCTCGATTGGCTCGAGCAGCAACTGAACTATCCGGTCCACCGAGTCACTGCCGGGAGCCTGACCAAACAGATCCTCACGGCCAAACCTTACTCGGAGAAAATCAAGGCAGAGAAGGGGGTCAGCGGTTTCTTTGTGCGGGTGGGCATTCCCAGTCACGACCTGTGGCCAGACGGAGAACGGGGCCACGGGCGGCGACAATGCACCTACGAGTTTAAGGTGGCCCCGCTGATCAGGGCTGCGAAGCGCCTAGCGCGGGTGCCACGCAACTGCCAACGGCCAGCGGTGGTAAGCTGGATGGGAATTTCCCTGGATGAAGCGCACCGGATGAAAACCCCCAAGGAGCCGTGGCAGATTTACCGCTACCCGCTGGTGGACCTGAAAATGCGCAGGGGCGACTGCATCGAGTGGATGCTGCGCCACGGGTATCCAAAGCCTCCGAGGAGCGCCTGCGTCTACTGCCCCTATCACAGCGACCACGAGTGGCGTCGAATCCGCGACGAAGAGCCGGAGGCGTTCGCTGAAGCGGTGCGCGTCGACAAGGAATACCGGCGGGTAAAAATGCTGTGCTCCAAACGGGAGGCAGCCCCGTATCTGCATCACAGCTGCGTGCCGCTGGACCAGGTGGATTTCTCCACCGACATCGACCGCGGCCAGCAGGAACTGGGGTTCGGAAATGAATGTGAGGGTATGTGTGGTGTCTGATCCCATCCACGTTATCTCGCTCGGCGCCGGGGTTCAATCGAGCACTCTGGCGCTCATGGCCGCAGCGGGGGACATTACTCCTATGCCGGTGGCTGCGATCTTTGCCGACACCAAGGGCGAACCAAAGGCAGTCTACGAATGGCTCGACAAACTGAGCTCGCTCCTTCCCTTTCCGGTGGAGCGGGTGTGCGCCGGAAGTTTGCAGGAGAAAAGTCTGGCCCCCTACTACTCCCGAAAGAACCGCAAGATAGCGATCATGGGGCTGCCCGCGCACACCACCGACGGGATAATGATGCGCCAATGCACAAGCCAGTTTAAAACCCATCCGATCAACAAGGTGATTACTTCTCTAATGAAGCGCCACAAAACCCGTAGATGCGTAAAGTGGATCGGGATTAGTCTGGATGAGGCTCACCGCATGAAACCCTCGTGGAGGCCAAATGTGACGCACCGATGGCCCCTTGTGGATCTGAGAATGAAACGATGGGACTGCCTTTTGTGGATGGAGCGACACGGCTACCCCAAGCCTCCCAAGAGCGCCTGTTTCTTTTGTCCCTTTCAATCCAACCGGCAGTGGAAGGGGCTCAGTCCGGAGGAATTTATGGCCGCAGTGCGTTTCGAACGTGAACTCCAGGACGTTTACCAGAAGATCAACCTGCCGCGGCCATACCTGCACCCCTCAAAGATGCCGCTGGAAGAGGTGGACTTCCGCACCGACGAAGACCACGGACAGGGGTTGCTCTTCGGAAACGAGTGCGAGGGGCACTGCGGGGTATGACCATTGTTGCAGGACAAATTCCGATGGGAAGCAGTTTAAAAAAATACTTTGTAAAGATATTCTTGACACCATTGCAATACTACCTAAGATGAAGCCAGTGAAAACCAAAGAACCAGACGGGATTCTGGAAAAGAACGTTCCTTTGCCCGTGACGAGCGGACCCAGATCAAAACTGGGTCAACTTCTGAGCAAAATGAAATGTGAGGAATCCTTCATTACTGATCGTCAAACGGCCACGATTTATTCTCTCGCCCGTTACTACGGGATCGAGGTGGCGATCCGCACCGTTGGCGGCGGCAAAGTGCGCGTCTGGAGGGTGAAATAACCATTAACCAAAACTGACCGAAGAAACGTATGAAAGTGAAAATCAAATATGAAAACGGCCATAGATACGGGTGGGCGTCCATGGCTACAGCGGAACTAAACGGGGAACAGCACTCCGCTTTCGGAAATACTCCGGAAGAAGCCAAGAAATCCTTGGTGGACAAACTCACCCGCTACGCCAACCAAGCTCCGGCTCCTCCGGAGGAAGAGGTGGATATTCTCACCGACCAAACCGGAGACTTGTGGGCGCTGCAAACGGCCAAGGAGGCGGTGGCCAAGATAACCGAGGGTCTGAGCGCAGATCAAATCAAAGCGTTAAAGGAGGCGCTCTAAACCCATGCCAATCGCTGTCCAAGTCGAAGTGTCCAAGGTGGACAAGAACCGTTTCTATCAAGACCAGAAGCGCGGCAAAGTGCTCGACCTTATTCTGATCGAGACGCCAAACTCCAAGTATAACGATTATTTGGTGAAACAATCCCAAACCAAGGAGGAGCGGGAACGCGGCGAAAAAGGCGTGATTATTGGAAGCGCCAAAATCCTCAGAGGAAAAGGCGGAAGCGGACCCAAACAAAGTGCTTCCCAAGGGAGCGGTGACGATGAATGGTAATCTAACGACGCGGGGTAGTGGAACGGCACCACGCCTGTCTCATAAGCAGGAGAACGAGGGTTCAACTCCCTCCCCCGCAAACTTCCCCTCAATAGCGCAACAGGAAGCTTACTGGACTCATTTGCCAGAATACGAGTGCCCCTGCTGCGGGGCGTGGCTTAAAGTGGGCACCATCGAGGACGAATTAACCTGTCCATGTGGTGGCCGACTGATCGTGGCAAGAGACGGGGAATTGCGTAACGGGTTGTGGCGCGATTTAACCAAATTGGTGGCCCAATGAATCGCATCCCAAAGGCTGACAAGGCTTACGCCAACCGTGTAATTGTGATCGACGAAGATTGGCAGATTCGCCGTTTAGACAGGCTTAACTGGATTATCGTGCACAAGGGGGAATGGTTCGAGAAGGGCTACCACGGAACGCTCTGTAGCGCCTTATCCGCGCTTCCGGCCATAATGTTGCAGGAGCAAGCTAAAAACGACGTAGGCGAGGTATTACGGCTTATACGCGGCATCACAGAAGAGATTCGCAACGCCATCCCATACTAAATGCTGACCCTCAGAGACTATCTGCAGTGGTATAACACTACCCCGACATGGCTCATCTACGTCGGGATGGAGAAACTTTATGAGCGAAATGACAAAACAGGAACACGAATTGACCATACAACTGACCGGAGAAATCAAGCGCATGGTGATGGATCGTGCGGAGAGCCTTCCGGAACCGGCCAGAAGCAGGGCTGTATTAGCGGCGCTCTTTGAGTGCAGCTTCCGGCTCGTCTTCATGCTCTACGGGCAGAAGCGCGGAGTGGATTTTATCTGCGCCATGACCAGCCACTACTTGGGTCATGGATTCGCCGCCCAGGATGAGGAGGCAATGAGAAAAGCTGCCATGGCCGCGGGAATCAAAGTATGAGCGAGGTGTGGTGGTGGATCATCATAATTTGGGCGTTTACGCCTCCTCTGTTTTTCCTTATCGGGTGCTGGATGGGAAGGATGGGCAAATGAAGGTGACCAATGTTAGCGGCCTCCCGCAAATCGTGGAGGATTGGGCCAACTGGGACAATTACCAGAGAGGCAACGCCGATTACACCACCACCGAACTAATCAAACCCCCTCGGATCCTTGAACTGGAGCGGCGTCATGCCAAGGAGATTCAGCGCGACATCACCGACCTTCTATGGCGTCTTTCGGGTCAAGCAAAGCATATCATTTTTGAGCAGATCGCACGTCAGAACCCCGATCGCTACATTGCCGAGGAGCGGCTCACCATGGCGGTGGCCGGAGTGGTGATCTCGGGACAGTTGGATCTCTACGACTTGGAGGAAGATGCCCTCTACGACTGGAAGGAGACTAAGACTTGGAAGCAGGTCATTGGCGACACCGAGGATTGGACGGCCCAGGCAAACATCAATGCTTTCCTCGTCTACAACATGAAGAACCTCACCCCGAAAAAGCTGGCCAATATCGCCATCTTTAAGGATTGGAGTGTGCGTCAGGCCATGCGGGACAGGGAATACCCGCAACTGCCGATAAAAGCGTGGGATCTTGAACTTTGGGATTTTAACCGAACATTACAGTTTATCCAGAAGCGGGTGTCTTTGCATAAGAAAGCTTCTGGCGCCGCCGAGGACGGTGCTCTGCCGCTCTGCTCCCCAAAGGAGCGGTGGCAGAAGCCTCCTCGGTGGGCTGTAATGAAACGGGGCAGGATTCGCGCGGTAAAGCTGTTCGATACCATTGTGGAGGCGGATGCCTTCATCCGAGATGCTTCCGACAGTGCCGTCCTATCCATCGAGGAACGCAAAGCCGAGGAGACCCGATGCCTCTTTTACTGTGACGTGGCGCAGGTATGCGATTTTGGCCGCCAGGTTCTAAACGGAGCCACAAAGCCATGATGGAAGTTAGTAAATGGTATGAGTTTGAGGCGGCTCACTCGGAACAACCCGAACTAGAACTCGCATGAGATACAACCACGTCTGCAATAAACTGCCCAGTGGGGGCCAGAACCTCATCTGTTGGTATGAGGAGGAGGGGCAACGCAAAGGCAAAACCGTATTCGTGCCGGGGAAACTCAAACGTCACGAGCGCGAGGGATTATTTTTGTCCATGGAAATTGAGCTGGACCGGATGCGTGCCGAGGAGGCGGGTCTAATCGTGCCATGAGAGGCTCTCGGAAAAAGAAGATCTGTTCCGTGTGCGCCAGAAGAAAGAAACAGGAATGGTTCAAGAAAGCCGAGGAGAAAGCCCGCGCAGCGCTCTCAGGCAAATCCATTGAGGAATCAGGTGACGCCACCGACACACAACGGCTCAACTGGTTGCAAAGCCAGGTGCATTTCTCGTGGACTGATGGCCCAGGCAACGTCCGGCGGGCAATAGACTCGGCCATGAAGGAGGCACAATCAACAATATGAATCAATATCTGCCATGCAGCACAGAATGTTATGTCGTTTACGGCTGGGAAAAGAACGGGAAAATAACGGATCTCAACGAGTGCCGAATCGTGGCGTGGGAAATTGATGAAGGGGTGCTTGCTCCGATCCCTGCTGATCAACTATGGGCCGAATCGTGTTTCGATGCCATTCGGATCGGTGACCTCTACTACGGAGAGTTCAGCATTTCGGGGCAACCCCGTGACTTTGTGATCGAATACCTTAACAAGCGGGAAGTGAAGAAAAAATCACGATGAGTTACGGAGACGACGAGATCCAGAAGGTGCAGAAGCGCCTCGAGCAATCCCGCAACGCCATCCACAAGCTGGCTCCTGCGGTAGGGGCAGCCAAGCAGGTGCGTGACTACGACAGTGACCGCCGGAAGAACCTGCTGGCAAAATATATGTTGCCGCATTTAAAAGCCGGAGGAAGCGCCGCAGCCAGTGAGGTGGACGCCAGGGCCAATCCGGCGTTCCAAGCAGAATTTGAGGCATTAGCGGGCCAGCGTGAGGCATCTGAGAAGACGATTGCGGAATGGGATGCTGCCTTTGCCACCTTTGAGGCGGCACGTTCCCTTAATAGTATGCTGAAGGAGACTTGGAGGGGCACATGACCATCACCAAATGTGACAAGTGCGGGCAGGACTATATGTGCGAGATCGAGATAAGCACCAGGGGTCTGGCCGGAAAAGGCGGGATCCTGCTTCCAAGCAAGTTCCACCACAGAGACTTCTGCAACATTGACTGTTTCTTTAAATGGATCGTCGAAAACTACCCAGACAAACTGAAGGAACACCTATGACCAGTTGGATAATTCAATCCTGCCAGACCCTGTCGGACAAGCCCGGAACAAGGATAACGGCGAAGCGGTTGATTGACGGGAAACAGGTAGGGGCATCTGTCACAATAGAGGGCAGAAATATCCAGAAAAGCCGCATCGAGGCAATCAAGCGGCAAATAGACAAGGATTTAGACGCTTATGCGCACCGAAATCCATAAACCGCGATGTGAGGCGGCACAAGATTTGAAAGGCTGTGAAGATCGACGACCGGAGGTTTCGCCGCCGACTCAACCTCTGGATGAGATTCACACAAAAATCCAACAACTCTGCGAGCAGCTTGAGGCTAAGAAGCTACTCATCAAGCAGCAAGAACAAGAGATTGACGCCAAGGAACGACTAGCTACAGCAATCATCCACCGTGCGTCCGACGAAATCCAACAACTCCGCTCGCAGCGCGACTTGTTAAGGGAACATTTAGTGCTGGCTCAACAGATGGTGGCAATCGAAAGCAAACGAGCGAACGAAGCCGAATCCGCTTTAGCAAAGGCCCAAGCCGACCGACGGGCAATCGACAGGTGCCGACGAGAGCAGCTAGCATCACAGAAGAAATGACAGCGTTATGGGCGTCATCCTGCGACCCAACCAAGAGCAACGTGAAAGAAGCCTTGACCGGATGCTACGCCATGCTCAAGCAATGGAAGGCAAAAATGATATTCTACGGACTTGGGAGCAACACGGGATCGAAGTCTGCCGGAAAGAACATGACTATTTACTGGGCCTGAGAGTGCGTATCCGGAAAACTCGCACTCTCCTTAGCCATATGCGGCCATGAGAGAAGAATCCTTCCAAAAGCAGCTCAAAAAGGCAACGATGAAATGCGCTCACAATGCGGCTGTATTCGATAAGACCAGCGATTACCTCCATGAGAAGGGGTTCACCTTCACCGTGGTTGGCAACGAGGTTTTAAAACGCCTCGGCGCCAAAGTGGTTGGCCCCGATGGAGCTATTTACTTGTATAATGCGGACAACACAGACATACTTCCCTTAGTCGAATGGGCGATCCAAATTCGACACGCCCAGTTTCCACCGGAGCCATCCAAATGAAACTCCCTTTGCCGGAGCACGTCCTGAAAATGATTGACCCCTCACAGCGCAAGGAAATGGGGCTGCGGACCAATGAAGAGATCGCTGCCAGAGTCGAGATTTATAACGAGCGCAAACTTCACTCCCAGATCCGGCAACTGCTCAACCTTAAAGGCATCGTTTACCTGGAGTGCCGCATGGATCGTCGCAGCCACGCCACCGTGGGCTGGCCCGACTTCACTTTTGCCGTCCTCCTGAATAAACCCAACAAGGTGGATCCGACCAATGTTACCTGTGTGCCGATTCCGTGCGCGTGGGAATGTAAAGTGGGAAACACCAAGCTTCGGCCGGAACAGGAGGAAATGCTCCGCCGGCTCCAGGCGGAACCAAACGGCTGGCGGGTCAAGGTGATCCGATCGTTGCAGGAAGCGGCAGAGGAACTAAAGGCTCTTGGAATATGACCATGATTTACTGGTCCATGGCGCTACTGGCGGTCTTCGTCTTTACGGCGTGGATCGTCAACGGACGTTAACGTGGCCGCGGATAGCGGCATGATACCGAAGCAGCATTTGCGGTGGACTTGTAGCGATTTCGTGCATCACGCGCATCGGTCGCGCGTTGCCGCATGGATTTGCGGACGAATTCAATATTTCACTTGGAGGTTGTTCGGGTGAGACTGTTCGGATTCGATATTAAACGCTCGCATAAGCTACGGGCGCGGATAGCGCGGGACGTTCTTCCGTGAAGGAATCCAGCTCGGGGCACCTGGGATCGGTGGTATGCCCATCTCCACTTCCTGATAGATGTTACGGGGATAACGCTTGATCGGGTGTCCGTTCTTATCGTGGGTGTCGGTCCACCTCGCTATCTCTTGAATAAGCACCGGCGACACATTGCCTTTGATCCACCCGCCAATGACCCGCTGTGCCTCTGGAGCCGCTCCCATTATGGCTTTGTCCACCTTTCCCAGTTCATTCATAAAGGGGATGTTTTCCAGGATGCCCCGCAGCACAGCCCGCTCGGAATGAAAGATGGTGCCGTGTTTGGTCTCCATTATGTCGTGGAAAGTGGCTCCGGCGTGCATGATCAGCATGGGGGCACTGTGTGATGCCCAAGAAGGTATCCCGTGGCCCAACACCGGAACGGGTTTCTTCCAGATCTTGGCTTCCAGAGGTTTTAATCCGGTCTTACGCTCCTTTGCTTTGGAAGTCTCCTCGTTGTAGAACCCGCCAAAGTTGTCGTGAAGGAAATATCCAAGTGCAAAAAGACCGGCCCCCACCTGACCTTTCTTGAGGTTCATCATAATAAGATCCTTCTGCGCCGGGGTGACGTTGTCCAAGCCAACTTTGATGGCGTGCCCCACTCTCACGGCCGCGTTGGGAAGCCCGAAGTGGTAGCGCCCCAGCTCGATCGCCACATTCGTTGGCACCCGGATAATCGGCAGAAGTATTCTGGCGATCCGCGATGCCACAAATCCAGGCGCCCCCAGATTACGCTCCAGCATGGAAAGGATCTGCCGAAAGGCTCTGCTGGCGAAATTGTCGTTCATCCAGATGCCACGGAGACCCCGCTGCTTGGCAAACTCGTGGAGTTGCGCCATCACCTCGGGGCTATTCGGGTCGAGACCCTCTTTCTCCGCCCACTGCAATGCGCGATCCATGCCCACTGCTTCCTCGGCTTTCCGGATCGGGTTCTTTAGCGCACCGTGGCTGCGACCAGGATACTGGAGCACACTTGGTCCGCGGCCGGAGTATTCTGGTGGCTCATGGGCGCCGCTAAGGACTTCAGGCGCCTCTTTAATCCCCTTCACCACGGCTCCGGGGTAATGACGCAGGGAGCTGAAGGAGGGTCTTTCGGTGGGTGCGCCTTCGGCAATCCTGCGCACAAAAGGAATGGCGGTGGATACTTTCCCCGCCACCTCCTCGGCAGCGGTGGTGATCGGCCTCTGCATGGCGGCGGTAACGATCTTGCCGATGGTGCCCAACCCCGTGAGTTTCTCGGCCCGTAATGCTTCAACGATGGTGTCCGATAGCCTGCGCCACCCAGGCATGGACGCCTTCTGACGTATACGAAGCTCTTTCTTCCACTGGTTCCGAAGGTTGTCGTATTCCTGCTGCAAATCCAGAGCCTCTTTATCGAGCGCCAGCTTGGTCTTTTCCGGCTTGGTAAAGTCTCCGGCGTCAATCTTCTTTTGGAGCGCCTCTATGGATGCCCGCTTGCGCTTCTTATAGGCGGCAAGACGTTTGTCCGTCTGCATGGTGGATTCCAGCATCCGCCGTGACCGATCGTAAATGTCTTTAAGGAATGGCCGGATATTTTCTCCTATGGCGGCAATCATCTGGCCGCTCCACTGGGAGAAAGTGGTGACGCCCCTGGCGAGGAGATCCGCCCCCACAATGACGTGATCGAGGAGCGCTTCCGGATCGACGCCTGCATAAAGCCTGCCTTCCGCTCTGCGCTGGGCGATCCGAGCCTTGGCTTCGACAGCCTTGCGGGAAAGAAAGCTGGCCGTGGATTGCGCTGAAGAGCCTGCCTTTGCTCCGGCGGACGCTGCCCTCTCCTTGGCATACTCCTTCATTATAGCGCCCATCCGCTGCCGTAATTCATGGGCGGCAGTCATCCGCTGCTGGTTATCGGTGAGTTTGCCAGAGAGTTCGCGCACGCGATCTATAATTTCGGGGTGTCCTTCCAGCGGACGCCCCGCATTGGCCGCCTGCATCTCCCGCATCATCCTGGCGAGCGAGAACTGCTGGGTGCCGGCACGGAAACCAAGGCCACGAGCGGTGGCCGTCCCCGATTTATAGTAGGCGTCAGTGGCTTCCGAAAGCCGCGTCATGGCGTCATTGAAATGAGCCACCGCAGCTGCCTGCTGGGGACTCTTGTCCACAGTGCTGTTGACCGCATTAATGGCCGACTCATAGGCGGCATCAGCGTTTTCCAGTTCCACTTGCAGGAGCCCGTGTTCCAGGTCATCGAGTGCCACATTTCGGTTGAGCACCTTTTTGACCACTTTCCGGGCGGTGCCAGGTGCCTTGGCTTCGATGTCACGGGCTGCCTGCAACGCCTTGGCTCGCGGCCGTGGAATTACTGGAGGTTTTTCCCATCCTGGGACAGGCGGTGGCGCTGCCGCTCCTCCTACCGGTGGCGCAACCGCTGGCGGAACAGCTGGCTGCCCCGGTTGGGTGGGGAGTTGCGCTGTGATGGGCTTGGGACTCGGGATAACCCCTGCTGCGCTTTTACCCGCTCCGGCAACCCTCCCTGCTTTCCTCCGAAGTGGTGCTTTTTTACCCACTGATGGCCGAACTTCCAGTTGAGGAACCGTCCCTGTGCTTTGGATTTGAGTGGCATTTGGTGCTCCTTCTGTTGGCGGGATCACGAAACGCCGTTCTGGTGCCTCTGGGATCCCTCGTTGTAATTCCTGATTGAGTTGGTTTATCTGTCGCTGTGTCGGAATGGAAACTGATCCCGTGATGCGTCTTTCGAGTTCAGCTTGCTGCCGAAGGAGTGCCATCTGTCGTGCCCCCTCCGCCTGCTGCGCTGCCGCGGCCAACGGGTTCCATGGTTCAGGCGCCGGCCCAACGATGGGTTCTTCCACCGGAGCTCCTGGCTGGGTTTGCCGCTGCGCCTGGGCGGCCAGCGCACGCTCGATTTTGGTTTGGTTGGCTTTGGCGATCGCTGCCGAGAGAGCCTCTGCCTGCTGTGCCGAGGGCGCATACGGATCCATGGGGATGGTTAAGGCTGGAGGCCGTGTGGCCCATTCCGGCACAGGTGGTGGCTTTAGCGGCGTGGGAGGCACTCGGGCACCACGCAATGCACCACGCAATCCTGGCACTGCGAATCCCGCCCCCTCGATAAGGAGAGGCACCATTCCGCTCTGGTATTCCTCTGGAGTTTGCGCCGTTAAAACCCGCCTCACATTCTCCGCTTCAGGAGAGATGACCGGAAGCACGTTTCCCGTCCGCGAGGCGTCTATAATTCTGGGGATGATGGGGCCAAGGGCGGGACCACCGGCAAGGAGCGCTGCAGTGTCCGCGAGCCGGGGATGAAGGAGCGCCCTGATATTTTCGGCCAGCGAAGATTGGAAGGCGGCGATATTGCGCTGTCCCTCCTCGCTCTGGGCAAAGGCTTCCGGTTCCGGAAGGTCAGCCAAGTAATCGTAAGGAGGCGGTGTTATCGGCGGGGTTGTCTTGGCGGCAAGCCACGCGTCGATGTCTTCATCGCTCAGACTTGGCTTTGGCGTTGCCCGCTGTTTAAGCCAAGCATCGACATCCGCGCTAGTAGGCATTGATTTACTCCTCCACACCAAGAGCACGCTTAATGGCTCCAGATCGCGGGTCATCGGCATTGGCAGGATCATTCGCCCACGCCAGCATTTCTTCATCAGTCATGCCGCCAAGAGAACTGGAAGCGGGAGGAGCGCTGGTTCCCGCAGGAAGATTTGGTCCCATACCAAAGAATTTTCTGTAGACGTTTGCCGGAATCGGGATGGTGCGGGTCAGCGTCTCGGATTCGGTTCCGCCTTGCTTATACTTCGGGTTCTTCTTCTGGATGTAATACTGACCGGGATACGGATTCTCGTCGGTGGCAGGCTCATCCGGCTTGTATCCGGGGTTAATGACCGGCACGTTCATCACTCCGTTTGGCCCCTCCCATGCGTGTTCAAGATCCAAGTCTGACGGTCCCACCCTCCGCTGTTTCATGTGAGCGGGATCAAACACCCATTCGTTGCGCGTGTAATAGTCCACGTTGGGTATTGCCCTTGTAGCTGCGGCCGCCTGCTGGCGTTGCACCACGCTCGGCTGAAGTTGCCCTGGCATGAGCCTCGGAGCGCCTCTGGCCCCGTAGCCGTAGACATTACCGCTTCTGTCCACCAACTGTCCCTGATCGTTGTAGTAGAGGTGCCCTGCGTCGATCAGTTCCTGAATGTAATTGTTGTATCCCTGCTGGCCGCGGTATGTCCGTGCCTGATCGAGCATGACCTTCAGACGCTGGTCGGTGGTGAGGTTCATTGTCACCGGATCTTCTCCGGGGATCACCCTCACATCGGTAGGATAAGTGCGATACTTCTGCGCCTGCATATACTGGTTGGCCGCTCCAAGACCGGTTAATCCGCCGCGTCCTCCAAAGCCTTGTGGAATAATTCCTTCCTTCTCATACTGCGAGGTGAGAGCGTCGGAGATCCTGTTGCGCTGCACCTCCGCAATGGCTTGGGCGAGAGTCTGCGGAATGTCGGCCACCTGCTCACGCTGCTTTTCGCGCATCGCCCAGATCGAGCGGATTAAATCGGATGCGGGAGTTGCCCGCAAGTCCGGCGGCGATCCCCAACCCACCAAGCCGCCCTGCCCCGTATATGGTAACCACGGCATATTATTCCTCCTTCACTTTCACTCGGTTAATCCCCAGACGGTTCGGGGTAGTGACGAAATCATGCCCGAATACGCGCCTCACAGCCCCGCTATCGAGTTTTTTCACGTCGGTAGACATCGGGCCGCGAAAAGTTCCTCTGATGCCAAATTGAGGCTTGTAGCGATACTCGTAGATCGGGAGGTTCCCCACCTTTTTAATGTCCCTCTTCATCTTGGGGTCGCTGAAGTATCCGCCGACACCTCCCGCCAGTGCCCCGACACCGGCTCCGATCAAGGTGCCGTAACCCGGAAACATACTGCCCACCATGGCCCCACTGGCGGCTCCGCTGGCGGCTCCTCCAAGAGCACCCATCCACGGATTGGTTGGATTATACCCCGCATACTGGTTGGGGTAATTGGTGAGGGCGAACTGCTGTCCCTGTGGACCAGCGTTCGGATTCATGTAGGCAAAGGCTCTGTCCGGAATTACCCCCTGTATCCCCTGAATCTGCTGGATGGACGTAGGCAGGCTGCCGAAGGCACCTGACTGCGCCAGAGCCTTTTCCATCGGGGTCTGAAGCTGTGAATACTGGGTGGCGCTAGCCAGAGCGTCTGCCATGGGACTCCGGAGCGTGAGGAAGTTTTGCAGGTTGCCGGTGCGCTGCTGCCGGAGTTGCTGTGCCCGTGCGCCACGGTAGACCGCTTCAGCCATGGCTGGGGCGTTTCCGGTCACATCCGCATCCTGCCTGCTGCGAAGCGCCTGACCAACCTCCCGCGCCAAGCTCGGATCCATGGTGTAACCACGGTTGTATTCACCTGTGACCCCAGTCCCGAGCGCCTTGTAGCCGGCTATCTGGGTGGGGTCTAGTCCGCCTCGGGCCAGTGCCTGCTGAATGGAAGCGCCAAGCTGGTTGTAGACCCCGGCTTGCCGGGGATCGACATATCCCCTCTGAAGAATGTCGCTGATACGGCCGCCAAGAGCCTCACGAAGGGCGTAACCGGTCGGATCGAGCTGGCGGTAGGCGGCAAGCTGCTGGGCATACTGGGTCGGACCAAAGCGCCCCTGTAATGCCTGCTGCTCGGCAAGGCGTTTGGGATCCCATTTCAGGCGGGATTGGTTTTCGATGCGGAGCATCTTCGGGAGGTATTTGATCCATGTCTGGATGCCCTCCCTGAAACTTTGCCCCGCGCTAGGCGCTGACGGGGGACTTGGCTGGCTCATAAGGTTCTCCTATCTTTTTTTTAATCCTGCTGACATTGCGCAGAAAGCTTTCGTAGTCGTGCTTGAACACCCTCTGGTAGGCCACCAGTTCCCTCCGGCCGAAACGCTCCTGCATGGCCAGTCCAAGCGCGGGGTAAACCATTTGGTTTTCGTGGTCCTCGATGGCAAGGAAATCAATGAAGATGCACTTGCCGTCATGGGCGTGCTTGTAGGGGATGTTCCCGTCCTCAGGGCAGTTCACGGGGCGGGCTGCCGCGAGCGCGAGGATTTTCCCGTCGTCGTCCCGCAGCGAAGTCATAAAGCCGTTGGAGATATACCACGCGCACCACTCGATGATGTTGGGCCACTCCCTTGCCTGCGGGTGGTGCTTCTGGACGAAGATGGCCGCTGTTCTGGCGTGAGAGTAAAGTTCCTTGTTCATTCGGCAAATACCGGAGTATTCCGCAGTGTTTGGAGCTGGACGGTGTCGTGGAATCCCATGAGCTTGATGGAGCGCATGGAGAGTTTTCCTTTCTCGCTGGAAATGTTTAATTGGATCTCGCGGAACTGCCCGAGGCGGTGGAGGTCTTTCTGCTCCCGCAGGAATACCGCGATGGGCAACGTGGCCGGAAGTATGAACGGCAGAATCAACGGCTTCAGGCTGGTGGTGGCAAAACTGCCAATGACACCAGGCTGCGTGGACTGATCAAGGATCGCCACCACCGTGATAAAAGCCAATGAATCAGTAAACTCAAACTCCACGTTGAGACCTGTTTTTAAAACGTATAGGTCACCAAAGGTGTAGCCTCTGGTGACGATAGTGGTCGGAATATCGACCCCGTTGTCCTGGTATGTGGCTTCCAGAAGCTCGTCCGCCCCCGTGTCCTCAAGCCACTGGAACACCGTCCCGTCACTCTGGCCGAAGAGGAGCACTTGCACGCCTTCGCTGACCTCACGGCCGGAGAAAGAGGTAGGATGCCACCCGCTCCAGATTCCGGACCAGTTGCCGGCTGCAGTATAAAAGGGAAAGGTCGCTGTCGGATACTGGGCTGAATCCAGAGGGACAGACAGCAGGTAACGGTCGTTCCAGTAAACAGCAACCGAGTGGTGCATATAGGCGGTGTTCATCCGGTCGAGCAAATCCTTTATTGGAAGACTCAGTGCCTGACCCAGTTCCTGCTGGCTCTCGGCGGCAATCGTCCTGCGCAGGCTGCGCACCTGCCTGTCGCTGGCCATGAAAAAGATGTCTCCCCCTTCGCCCCCCACCTGCACGGCAGTCCGTGGCGCCGCGCACCCGACGTATTTGGTGATGAGCTTTACCGCGAAGCTGCTGACCAAGGCAGTCGGATCTTCCGGTGTCGGGTTCTGCCGTGGATCCATGTTGACGACGTAGACCGAGTTTTGCTTGAACACGGCAAGGTTCTGATCCATCCACGGAACCAGCATTGAAATGGGGTCACTCTCACCCCCTCCGATGCGGTGGGAATTAAAATTCTTGTCCCAGCGGGAGGGGTCGCGGATGTCGCTGTAATAGATGGCATCAGGTTCCGAAGCGATTCCAGAGGCAATAAGCCGGTTCTGGAACCATACGACGATCTTGGCGGCTTTTGGCGCGGGGTATTGCCCCTGATCCCAGATGTTCCCGTTTTTCAGGTTCCCCGTGTGTTTCCCGTCCCAGCTGTAGATGTCCCCGATCCCGTCAGTCCAGAAGAGTTTATCCACCCCCTTGGCAAACATGATGGCCGCAGTGGGATCACTTGAGACATACGCCCCCTGAATGGGGGTGCCTGCGAACTCGATGGAGGTAGTGTTCCCGCCCGTTTCGGAATGACCTGTGATGGCATGGAGTATTTCCTCGCCTATAATGCGCAACCAGTCGCCTTGGCTTCCGGTCTCGGCCGCACTAGCCACCTGTCCTGAAAGCCCGTCTACGGCAATCGTGGTGGCTCCAGCGGGGTAATTTGAAGGGTTGTTAATCTTTCCGTTAATGCGTTTGACCACCACCATGTCGTTGTCGTAGACCACCACCACGCTGCCGGGGTCGCCAATCGTGATCGAGGTGACGTTTACCCCGGTCACTCCGAAGGCGGTAATATCGTATTCGAAGTATTTGTCCCGCTGCCACAGAAGCAGCTTGTCCCCCACCGCCACCTGCCCCACGAACGTGTCCACAGTGAAGGTGGTGGTTCCAATGGGATAGGGCGTAGAGGGTGCAGTGGTCTTGTTGATCTTGCCAGCCTTGACGATCTCGATCTCATCGTTGTCAAAGGCGCCACCGGTGGCAATCTGCGTCCATGCCCCGCTCTCATATTTGTAAATCTTCCCGTCACAGGCCGCTACGGGGTATTGGTAATCCTTGGTCCAGTAAAAAGCCTGCCCCTGAATGATGCCGGACCCGATTGTGCCTCCGAGTTTGATTGACCCCTTGCGGGTGGTTGCCTTTCCGATGCGGGTGCGGTCACAGTTGAGCAACGATGCAGACTCGGTTTCGGCAATAAGGTTGGCTTGGTCGTTTGATACCTGGCCGCCAATGAATGAAGGAGTCCCGTCCCCGATCACCGGGTCATCCATCTGCTCAAGGTTAAGCTGGACTTGCTGTGGCATCAGACGAGGTTGTAATGTTTTCCGTTCACCGCCGCCGGCACTCCGGGCCACAATTCATAAAGATAATGCCTGCGCTTGTCACCACTGTTATGGGTGACGCTGGCGTTCACTTTCCGGGCAAGGCAGTATGAGGCTTCGCCGGTCTTGTTCGGTGGCCCGATCTCGCCGCACACCGCATCGTGACTACCGCCAGTAGTTAAGTTGGTGAGCCGCGACTTGCAGCCCATCACTTTCAGTCTGGAAAGTTTCCGCACCTGCGGCGGGATCACGATGTAATAGTCGTGATCGGCGTTTAGGTATTTCCTGTTGTGCTTATAGGCAGTCGCCTTGATGTGGTGCGGATCGCCGTGGGCGGGGCCGCTCCCGTCATTGCAAATATCCAGATCGGAAACGAAACAGACGTAGCTGCCAGTTGGATCGGCGTAAATCTCCACGCCGCCAATCTTCAGGATGGCCTCAAGATTATGCGCCCTGATGTGCTGCTGTTTTCTTTCCGTTGCCATTTCCGTTTTTCTTCTGTTTAAGCCCGAGGAAAGCTGCGATTGCCAGCCCGTAAGCGATCCCGCTGGTGTTGCTCACCCGAAAGCCAAGGAACTCCAGCAGCATGTCCACGTCCTTGGAAGTGGCCTTAAGAATGACCAGAGCGATAGTCACTACCGATGCGGCGATGATGCGCCCCCGATCATCCTGCCACCACACGGCAAAGCTGAAGTCCTGCGGATGCGTCCGCCAATGCTGGATGAACAGGAAAAGCGCCCAGGTCACGATGCAACTGATTACGTTAAAGAACCGCTGCGGAAACATCGGCACCGCATCAATGGCCTGCTCGATCTGTTGCAATGTTGTGGCCAGGTGCATCATTACTTTTTTTCGGTGTTGATTGTTTTACTGCCAGAGCCGTGTCACTTCATTTCACTTCATGTTGGGTTGGTGGCGGCGGGTCTATTTGGCTGCCCGGATCGGGGATAATCACCTTCGAGATGTTAAGGTGAATGTCCTCGGTCATTTCGATTTTGATGTTTACTGTCGGAGTGGGTTTCGGGGATATGATTCCGCCTAATCTGGTCTTTTCTGGTTCTGGCATTTTGCTGTTTTCCTTTCTATTTCTTCCTGGGTGTAGGTTTAGGAGTGGAAGGGGCTTTAACTGAGGCCGCGAGTGCCGTGGGAGACGGCGCAGGCGATATTTGAATCGGCACCGGAGAAGGCTGAAACGCCTGCTGATTCTGCCGCCGCTCGTAATCTTGCGTCGTCATTCTGATGTAATCAGATGCGAACTGCGAGACTTCCGTTTGAGTGGCAGGCCGTGGACTGCCGCTGGCGTCAGTAAGGTTTAACACCGCTCCCACAGCCGCCGCGACACGGTTGGTGGGGCCGCCAGCTGGAATGTCGAAACAGACCGTGCCAGCAAACATCGCCGCCGCTGTTAGTAGTAGGATGATTAGTATTCGTATTTTCATAGTTTTATGGTCTGATGAATGGGAAGAAGGAAGCTTTACGCGCTGCGCTTAATGGGACTGCTGGAGCTTTAATTTCTACCGTGGCGGTGAACCAGCGACCTGATCCCGTCACGGTAAGCGTTTGGTTTGAGAGGGATGTCACCCCGCCGTTACTATCTAGCGCGTTTACCTGACCTGTGGCTCCTCCATTTTCCCGCAAGGTAAGATTTGTGGTGCCGCTGTTCATTCCGGCAGTGGCGCTTTTCGCCCCGCCAAAAGCCGCTATCCAACTGTTCCCGCTGCTGTCTTGGCAGGTTATCCCAGTATAAGTGAGAGTTGCGCTGTTCCCGGCGGTTCCGGTTGAGGTCGCCCCGATGGGGCTGGTCGTATTCGTCCCTCTGTAAATTAAAGCTGTTACCCAGTTTGCATTAGCCCAAGTCCCTGAACTTGTTTCTCCACCACTTGAAAATTTCCAAGCTACTCGGTATGCCTGTTGCGTTCCCGCCGCATTGGCGATGTCAGTGTAACCGGATGCCAGTGATGGAATAGTCGTGGTGGATGAATAAGCGAAGACAAGTATTACATCATTGGCAGTTGTAGATTCAATAAGACAATTAGTGCCGACAGAAGCCCCGCCGCCGATAAGCGAGATGGCTCCGCTAACACTCGTAGCGATAAGGCACAGGAGCGCGATCAGAAATTGTTGAGCTGTGCGAGGTTGTCCCATGTGCTGTCAACAGAGTTGTATTGAAAACCAAGATAGAAAGTTTTGGAAGCGACGAGCGTTGTCGGCGCAGTCATGTCGCTACTGAACCGATACGCTGCGTTCCATCCAGCCAGTGTCCGTGCCGTGCCGTCGCATTTGATTCTGAACATCAACCGTTGCCCGTCCGTGGGCGTTCCAGATGGCGCGTTGATCGTGGTCACGTTTGTCGCTTGCGCTGTGGTGATCGTGAAAATGTCCGTGGTATCGCCGTTGGGCGACCACGTTGCGCTGCTGGCCTGTGCCACTACGCGCGGAGTAATCCGTTTGTTGGTGAGCGTCTGCGTGTCGGTGTCGCCCACTATCACGCCAGTAGGGGCCGTGACAGGTGTCTGGTAAACGCCCGATGAAACCTTAACGATGCCCGTGCCAGTGGCGCGTTTCTGTGATTTTCCTGTGGTGCCACTAAAGAGTGAAATTTCACTATCCACACTCGTCGAAGGAAAATCACTGGCCTTGATCTGTGCGTCATTGGTTACGTTGCTAAGCGCAAGATCGGCTTTAACCGTGGACGCTCCCACGCCTTCAATGTGCGTGGCATCCGTCCAGCGAGCATACTGACCGCTCGTTGGCGTTCCTTCATTGGAAACGTCCCCGCCGCCGCCCCCGCCACACCCCGTGCAGGTGCCGTTCACCGTGAGATTCCGCACGATCAGATCACGATAAGTTCCCGCTGTGCCGTTGTTGATTTCCACTATACCAGCGGCGTTACGTTTAATTGCCGTATCGTAGGTGCCGCTGGTAGGATTACCGTTAGTATTTGACCAGGTGATCGTGGTGTCAGCCGCCGCGATCATGTTGCTGCTATTAAATGTAACTGGATTTCCGCCACCAGCCTTGATCGCCGCAGCTGGTCCAGCATCAGTATTATAATAAATTCCAGTATTCGTGGAACTGACATAAAGATTTCTGCCAACCAAATCGCGATATTGCCCTGCTGTCCCGTTGTTGATTTCCACTACACCGGCGGCGTTGCGGGCGATGCCAGTGTCCTGCGAACTACCAAGAGTTAAGAGCGCAGCATTTCCACTCCCCGAAAGCCGCATTGATTCGGTTGTTCCACCCGCTGCCCATTTTATGACGCCCGTCCCGTTATTGGTCATAAAGTCCAGCGAAGTCGAATCGGTATAGAGATACGCATTATTAGGCCCAATGATTCCAAATGTGCTAAATCCAGTTCCCGTTATCCCATAACTTCCAACAGAGCTTCCGTTACCTGTATTAAAGAGTGCTTGCGCTGCACTACCGCTGCCTGTGTTATAGACATTGAATTGTGCAGAGTTGTTTAGGTTCGCATTGATCCTTGCGATTAGGTTGGTCTTATCCCACGTTAATCCACCGTCACCGCCAAAGACGCCGCCATCGTTGTATTGGATTTGCGTATTACTCCCACCAGGGCTACCGGCCCCGCCAGCGTCCGCCGCCCAACTGTAATCGTAATCAGTCGCGCTATTCTTCTTTAGCACCTGCCCACTTGAACCGCCCCCAGGCACGGTGCTGCTGTTGAAATTTGGCAGTTTGAGTGTGCGCGTGGTCGCGGTGGCGATCCCGCTCGCGTCGAAGTTGGTTTTCTTGGTGGCATCGGTTCCGTCCACCACGTTAAAGGTCGCTCCCATAGCGGAGATTGCGCCCGTGGAATTGTTGTAGGTCATTTCCGCCATGCCACCAAACGCGCTGGCGTTGTTATACTGAAACTGCGTGTTACTTCCGCCTGGTGTCCCGCCCGCGCCGCCAGCGGCGGAAATCGTTACCGTATCGGTTCCGGCATTAGTGGTGAGCGTGACATTCGATCCCGCCGCGAGGGTGAGGGTGTCACTCGCTGTGTCAGCCACCACATCGCTCTGCCCGCTTACCGTGATGGTCTTAAACGCCAGATCAACAAAATCAGTTCCCGCCGTCGCAGCCGAGTAAGTGTTCGCCGCTGTGCGTTTCACTAAACCGTTGGCCGCAATCGGAAATTCGTTTGCACCGATCTTGTAACCGGTATTCGCGCTCACCACACCCGCGCCGGGGTCGGTCGTGTTATTGATCGAGAGACCACCACTCGGAAATAATCGCATCTTGCTGGTGATTGCAGCCGCGTTGTTCACCAACTGGAAATCCATAAACGCGCTCTGCGATCCATTCGTCCCGTTGCTCCAAGTGGTCGCTATCCGGCCAGCATCCGCTCCGTTCGTCGTTGACGTTTCAAGTTTGAACAGGGCACCTACACCGAGGTTTGTCCCGCCCGCGCCGAGATTATTCGAGCCGGTCAGGGTCATGCCATCCACATACGAGTTGGATGAAGTGCTGCGGCCCGCGTTGATCGGGAAGAACGAGGTGGAATCAGAAGGCGCGTAAAGCGAGAGGCCGGTGCTGTTGTCTGCAAACAATCGAATCTGCGGTGTCGAGCTGGTGTTACCGATGTCGAAACTGTTCTTCAAAATCCAGAAGTGATTGTTGTCGAATCCCGCAATCTCGGCGTAACCCATCGCGAAAGAGAGGCCGATGCTCCCGTTGCGATACATCCCCATGCCAGGATCATTAATGAACGAATAACCTGGCCCGATGTATCCGCCTGCCCGATCCGCAGCTAACGCCTGTCCCGCGAATCCGTTGCCACCTTCCGTGAAGATTTGGAAAACTGGTATGTAGCTCGTTCCGGCAACGCTGTTCTCAAAGATCAGGTTCCCTGTAACAACATTGGTTCCCTGCACCGGTTTATTGGTCACGCGCCAATCGAGCGTCTGGCTCGCTGCTGTGGCAGCGGTTTTCCAGCCCGCTCCGCGCATTACCAGTGATGGCGCATACTGCTGGTTTCCCACCGTTGCTGCCGTGGTGTCGGCAAGATAGAGGCCGGTCGCGTAAGTGTTCGCCGCCGGAAGAGTTGTGATCGTGAGAAGATCGCTGGTCTTGTTCCAAGTCAGCCCGCTGTCCCCGCCAAAGGCACTGCCGCCATCATTGAATTGCACTTGCGTATCCGAGCCACCTGGAGTGCCGCCGCCGCCGCTGGCCGCGATTGTCACCGTATCGGTGCTGGCGTTGGTGGTAAGCGTGATGTTGCTTCCCGCCGCCAGGGTAAGCGTGTCCGCTGCGGTGTCGGCAACCACGTTGCTTTGACCGCTCACAAGGATGTTCTTGAAAGCGTTGGCAGTGTAATCCGTATCAGCCGTGGCTACGCTCACCACCCCGTTGACATCGGTTTTCACGATACCGGCAGCGAGATCGAGCACGTTCACCTTTCCGTCGTCGTCGGTGTCAAAGATATGACCCCAATCGTAAACCGCGTTCTGAGTTGGTCCCGTGGCTATTACTCCGTCCCATGCCGATGAGAACGCAGCGTTGTTCAGTTGTGAATCTATAGTGAGACTTCCTGCGCCCCAACTTGCGCCCACCACGCTCAGTTCCTGCACTACACCGGCCCCGCCGCTCCCGCGACCCAGAAGGCGGCTCGCTGCCGATACATTCTGCATCTTGGCATAAGTGACCACGCCATTGGCAATGGTGGTCGCCATCGCACCGGAAGTGGTCACGTCGCCCGTGAGATTGCCGCTCCCGAATGTCCCGTTGCCACCCGACACGTTCACAATTCCGTTGGTGGTCAGGTTCGACGCGGCGGTGAGCGTGAGGGTGTTTGGCACTTGCGCGTCCGTGGCTGTCCCGCTCAGATTGCTAAAAGCCGGTTGCGCTTTGGTAATCACGCCGAGCGGGGTAATGCCAGTAAGAAAATTGTTTGTGGCCCCCGTGTCTGCACCTGGGATTACCGGGGCGAGACCGCCGCCCGCAACCGTAATTGATACGTCGTTTCCGGTCGTGATATTACTCAGGCTGAAATTGATTTTTTTCGTCGGATCACTTGAATCCACAATCCGAAACCCAAGATTGACGGCATCCACCTCGCCGGCGTTAAACACCAACATTCCTGTTCCGCCGAAGATACCTCCATTGTTATATTGAAACTGGCCGCTGCTTCCGCCCGGTGCGCTCCCAAGGTCAGCCGCCCAGTCGTAATCGTAGTCAGTGTTGGAATTTTTCTTGAGCACAAACCCCGTGGAACCGCCCGTGGGAACGCCGCCCTGCGCTTTAACCACCACTCCGGCCAGTTCCGAGAAATTGATCGCCCCGCTGTCAACCAGCCACGTTGTTCCTCCACCACTAACGGTGATGTCGCCCTTGTCTCCGTCGGAGACACCGCCACCTATGGTGACAGGTATTCCGTTTATGGTGAGGATCCCGACTACGGGGAAATTGACCAGAGGGTTAAGGACGTTGCCATTGGCGTCCACCCGCACATCGCTCACCTGCGCGTGCGCCAGAGCCGTGAACAGGAGAAACCATAAATAGCGTTTCATTCTAAAAACCTGCCACCCGATGCAGCACGAATGGTCTTAAAGAGGAATCGTAGTCCAGTGGGACTATCACGCCGCCCATGTCCACGTTGGTCGTCGGACCCGAGGTGTCCTCTACCCGAAGCCACTGCGAGGCACCGCGGCCGGAGATCTTGACCTCGATAAGTGCATCCGTTGGCAGGCGCCAGATGGATTGCTCCTCGAGGATCACAAGACCTCCTGGAGTAGGTTCATCGCCAATGACGGTGGACGTGAGCGCGTTCACCGTCGGCCAGTAGAAAAAGGGACCATTCGGGGGAAACCCAGGAACTCCCGGAATCGGAATCCAAGAGGGCAACTGATAATCTAAAATTGGCGAATTAGCACAGCTCATTCCTTGCTCCAGCACTCCCCTCCGCCATACCACCCCAGCGGGCTGGGTTCAATCATCGGCACCAGCTTGGGCGCATAGGCGTTTTGATCGGTGTTCTGATTAAGTAGAACCTTGGCCGCCTGATCGGCCATGGTGCGGTAGGTGGCGGCGTCCGCCGCGTTTCCCAGCCGCGTAAAAAGATCTGCTGCCGCGCCGGCAATCATCACCCGCTGACCCCCGGAGATGATGGGAGTGTCCTCATCGCTCCGAAGCGGAGTGATCTTGCGCTTGCCCAAAACCAGACAGGTATCGGTGGCGTTGCAATCCTTCGGAGGCGGCAGGAGCCAGAGCCGGAGGTGTTTCCTTTCACGTTCATTGGCAGGGATCAGTTCCAAAAGTGCGTCGGTAGTCGAGCTGTTAACGGTTACGTCTCCGTCGGTAATGTCTTTTCCCACCGTAAGAGGCACGTTGTAGGCGTATTTGGTGTAAACCGGATTAACGCCGTCCAGAACGACTTCCTCAATAACCTCGGTGCCGTTACTCTCCCCGCGCACAAAAACGCGTTTGGCGGCGTCTGTGAGCGCGGAAGAGGCTATCTGGAGAGGTTCTGCGCTCGGGGGAAGGAGTCCCACTCCCACGGGGGTCAGCATGGAAAAGCTGAGCTTGGGTCCGGTTTGCTCAAAGATTCCGGGGTTGACGTTGAGGATGTAGGTCAGCTCGTTGGGCATCAGGTTGGTCCCGTCAGAACTGCGCACCGCTTCCACCCGGTCAACAAAGTGCGGTAGGATCACCTGTTCCCCAGTGAACGGGACACGCACCACAACGGTGGATTCCGGCCAGAGCGTCATGTCGTAGAGGGCAACGTAATTCCGGCGCAGAAATTCCCGCACAAGAATCCGAATATCGGGCGTCCATGAGTTACAGATCCCGCATACCGCGTCCGTCATTTCAAGAAGACTGTTCCCCACCACGGTGAGGTTCTTGTTCCTCCTCGCCTTGTTGGCTTGCGTCGTTTCCAACCCCTTGGCTTCGTCGAGGAGCGCCTTCGCCTCCTGAAACTTGGCCTGTGCCTTGGCGTATTGCCGGAGCCGCTCAAGCATATCGCCCATGGCGTAGGCGATAATAACGTTGTCGCAGTTGCGCAAAGCCGACACCGCTTCGTCAAAAGTCATCTCGGGACATTTGCGCTTGCCGAAGATGTAAATGGTGAAAGTTCCCTTTGCGATGGGATAAACTTTCACCCGGTTAATCAGCGTGCCGGGGTCGAACTCGTCTCCCACCCCTTCAAAGGGCGCCAGAAACTCGGAGTAAAACTGAGGTGTGCCGCCCCTCTCCAGAATAGTGGGATCGGTCTCGATGAGAAAGGTTTCGTCAATGGGATCTAGGAAAATGTCTGGATCTGCCCGGAGAGTCACTATCCGGTCGACATCGGGCGGATAATCAAAAAAGGATTCCCCGCTCGGGAGCGTTACCGTGGTAGTAATCTGGCTGTCGCGCCAGAAATAGTCGTCCCACACCATCTTGTAACGGGCATTGATGTAGTTCTTGCACAGGCGGAGTGATACGTCGTCGTATTGACCCACCTTCCCGGTGATAAAGGACGCCATCTGTGCAAGCGTCATGCTCATGTGTGCAAAGCCGATGCCTCCGCCCATCCAAACAGGAACCCGGCGATTGCCGCAAACCTGAACACCGTAGTGGCGCTGCCGGAGGGAACCGGGATGACACCATTGGGCCATCGGATTGCCGGCGTGCTTGTCCAGTCGGTGATCGTGAATCCGTTATAGGTCACGGCCACGAGAATCTCGCCGCTCTGTGGAACATTGGTCATGCTCAAGACCCTATTGTTGTCCAAGGCTTTGTAGAACCTCACGCCGTTGTTCCAATCAAACGCGAAAGCTGGAGGAACAACATAAGGAATCTGAAGATCACGGGCACCAAGGTTCCGAAATGTCGGCGCCCCGGAGCTGCCATCCACGGGAGACGCCAAGAATTTGTCCCCGCTCTGATTGGTGAAGCTGACAGTGATAACGCCAGCGCCAGTTACAGGGGAGCCAGCCACCGTAAAACCGGTGGGCATGGCGAGTCCCACACTCGTCACGTTCCCACCGGTTTTATTGATGGCTACGACCTTCGCCTTCTTGAGGGCGTTAGTCGATGTTTGCAGCAAAAGAACGTAGTCCCCGACAGCAATGGAACCTTCCGGCACCTCGCCTTTGTCGGAAATCAGACCAGGCTGGGCGTCTGCCCCGTTGACATGGTTATTGGCTCGGGCGGCATTAAAACTCTGCCCGTCCAGGAACGTCTCGCCACCCTGTAAGTCGGCCATAGAGGTTCACTTATAGACGAAAAAGAAGTCAGCCACTCCGGCAGTGCCTGCGAAGGTGACATCCATTCCGTTGGTTAGCTCAATCCCGTTAATGAGGTTGAGGATAGTGAAGTTGCCCACCGTGGCGGTGGCCTTGTAGAGGATCCGCGGCGTGGATTCCTTGGTCTGCACCGTGATGACCCACGAAGTCCCCGCGTTGCTCACGTTCATAAAGAGCGCGGTAGCGTGGCAGGTGCCCGTTACGGGCGTCCATGTGGTGTTGTTGGTCTGGTGCTGACCGGTGCGGGTAAACCCGTCTGAAGCGCCAAGAACAAAAGTCGCGCACGCGAGGCTTATTAAAGCCAGCAGTTTAAGCGTTTTCATTAGAGGTTCGGCTTGAGAAGTTTGATGCCGATGATGATAAAGAGCACCAGCGTGACGATGGCATTAGCTCGAGGCCAGTATTCCCAGCTGGCCGGAGCCACTGCGCCTACTGCCACCAGCACGAGGAGCACCCAGTAGATGATTGTGAGTAAACCCATAGTTTAGTCGAGCGGGTGTTGAGCCTCGCTCCTCCTTCCGTGTTCGGCTCTCCCGATGTCATCCGCAATCCGCTGCGCCTGCCTGCCGAAGGCCTTCCTCTGGGAAGACGAGAGGCGCTTGCCGGAAGTGCGTCTGGCTTTGGGTCGAGCCATGTTTCTGATTCCGCCTTTTGATTTTCCTTTTTTCATTTAACGATCCCTTCCTGTTTGGTCGAATAACTGCAAGCGGGTCTCGTGGACTCGCTTTATCTGGTTTTTGGTGAAAGTGCTCCTGAAACGTGCCCCCTGCTCGCACTCAATAGCGTAGTAAGAGCGCATGAGAGTCTGCGAGAAATGACGGTCAGGACGACGCTCCCCACGGGGGCTGCGCTTGGTGCCCCCGTGGAGTATGCGTCTGATCGTGTTGCCTTTGGCATCACTGCTATAGGCAATGATCATAACCGTTAACCATCCTTCTAGTATCCGCCGCCGATTGGCAGACCCATTATGTCAGCTTCCTGTGACTGCGCGACCAGATCCTCACCCGCTTCGTAGTCGCCCTTGGGGGTATGGATTTCCTCGTCGTTGGCAGTCTCCACCGTGACGTAGCAGCAGTCGTCCACGATACGGCTCACTGTGCCGCTTACCTTCACATCCACCATGTCGCCCACTTCCGGGCGCTGGCCGCCGACATAGAGGGTATCGAGCTTCACCGGAAGCTCGTCTCCCACCTGAACCGGCTCGTCCGAGGCACGCTCGGGCGTGGGCATCGACTCATCCATGGGAGTTACTCCTCCTCTTCTTCGCCGTTATTGTCTTGCCCGCCCGTGGGACCTTGTCCTGGAACTGCACCTTCCTTCTGCCACTGCTTGGCAAGCTTTTCGGCCTCTTCTTTCGTCACCACTTTGACCTTAAAGCCTTCCTCAATGGCTTCGGGACCGACGTGGGACTTGAAGACGTTAAAAGCGCCTTCTTTTGTCACCGCCTCGGTTAGATCCACGATCAACTTTTTATCGTTGCCGTGAAACACCCTGCCTTCCAGCAGAGCCAGACCGATGTAGCGTTTGTCTTTGTTCGGCTTCTTGAACATGATCCCGCCAATAGTCACTTGGGTGGGTCGTGTAATAGTGCCGCCTTCGCCAATCACCACATCCTCTTCTTTTTCTGCTGTTTCAGGAGGAGTCCCAGCCACGGTGGCCGCATGAGATCCAGCGTATCCCGGAACAGTATCTCCGGGTTCTCCCCGCTCGGTGGCTTCGCGTTTAAGTTTCGCGTCCTCATCGAGCAGTTCCTCGCGCTGAGTCTCTCGGCTTTTGTGCTGAGCTGTCTCTTTTTTCTTAGTTGGCATTTCTGATCTCCTTTTCCACTAAACTGTTACTGAGGTTGCGTCTCCCCCGCCGTAGCGAGGGAGACCCGTTATTGTTTCAAGCTGAATTAACCGCTGTAGACGCTCTTGGACGAGAGCGAAACAATCCACTGGTTGTTCAGTGTCACCACGCACCAGAATGTTTTCATTCCAACGGTGATGAACTTATTCGTGGGATCGCTCTTGTCTGGCTTGTCGCAGATCATCACGCTCGGGTTGAACGGACTCTGCCCGCCCATTTGCGGGATGCCGAATCCGTCGCTCCCCAGCAACCACGTCCTGTAGATCGCATTGGCAGCGGAGGCAGGAACCGAATAGGTGCCCTGTGAACCGGTGCCGTCCTCGATGAACGGGTTGGTGTGCTTGACGAAGGACACGTCATACCATTTGCCCACTTCCCCAGAAATGAGGCTCTTAGAAGTCCCATACTGGCCCGCCAGCACCACCTTTGGATCGGCCAGCACGTCGCGCCAGACTTGTGGGCCGGCGAGAGCGTAATACTGCCCGTTGTAATAGGGTGTCCTGGTGATAGTGAGACGGGTCATGCCGTCCAGAATGTCGTTGATGGTCACCGCGCCCTGCGCCTGTGTCAGGGCTTGGAGACCGGCGAATGTCTGGGTGGCTCCGACGTAGCGCCTGTTGCCTGCTCCAGTGATGTCCGCCACCAGCTGGTCGCGGATCTTGGAATCGGCATGAAGGGCAACGTCTTCGCCCATGACTCCGATCATGTTTTTGAGCGTGTCGAAAAGGTTCGTCCACGAGAGGACATCACTGATCTTGGCCGCCAGGTCGTATTGCACCAGCGTGGCGTCGATGAACGTGTAAGTGTAATCACGAAACACGGTCGTCGGAACACCTTCACCGGCACTGCCGACATTGGAAGCCGCAGCAACGTCTCCGCGTGTGAACCTCATCTGCGTGGCGCCCTGCTCTTTCGGGAAGGGCACCTTTTGTCCAAATTGCGCCATGACGAGCAGTTGGACGGCGTGTGGTTGCAACCTTCGGTTGAAATACTTCTGGTATTGCCCCACGATGCCGCTAGAGCCTGTCGTTAGTAATGGCATTTAAATCTCCTTTGGGTTAGCGCCCAGCGAAACTATCCTCGCGCCTCGTCAGATCGCGTAGGTGGGCTTCCTCCTCATCAAGAGTCATATCCTCTTGGCGTGTCGGCTGCCCCCGTGGCGGCTTTCCGGGTCCGCCCCTCGCGGGTTGTGACGAGTGCTGATACTCTTCAAGCTGTGCGCGTAGTCGTTCATTTTCCTCCCGTAACTCGGAATCCGAACCGGCCGCCAAGAGCAAGGTCGCTATCTCCACCGCTTTCTGGAATCCCTGCGGGATGTAAAAGAGGTAGGGGTGCTCATTAATGATGCGATCGGTCTCGATTGCCAGTTGGCTATTGGGATCATTGAGATCCACGACATTTTTGAGTGTTACCTCCATGTCTTTGCGCCATGCCAGCTCGTATTGAGCCTCCTGGCGCTGCTGGATCTGTTGATTGCCCATTTGTTCCAGTTCAAGCACCGTTTCCAGTGAGCGCAGGGCGTTTTCGAAATCTCCGCGCTGGCGGAAATCGACATACGCCTTCTGGTAGCCTTGCAGGTCGATGCCTTCCTTTTGGAGAGGTGGCACCTGGCTTTCGCGCTGGAGTTGCTCCATCCGGCGCTCCTCCTGCCATTTGGCTTGCTCGGCACGCAGGCGATCTTTCTCCGCCACAATTTCCTTCCATGAGCGTTCCTTGCGGATTTGCTCTTTTTGCTCCTTCTCACGAGCAACTGCATAAGGAGACTTTTGCGGTTGCTTTGGAGGTGGCGCCTGCGGGGGCGGTGCTTCTTTGAACCTGCCTCTCTCATCCCGCTCCTGCGCCGCCGGCTTCTGCGGAGGCGGCTCTGGTTCGGGTGGTGTCGGCTCGGGTTCCGAGTCAGGGGGTGTTACTTCCGGCCTTTGTGGAGGCGGCTGCGGAGCCTCTGCCGGTGGTGCGGGTTGTTCCGGCGTTTTCGCACCTTCCGATTCAACGGGTCTGCCTTCTGCCAGGTCAGTTTGGTGACCTAGTTCGCGCAGTGCCGCTTCTTCGGCGTCAACTGGTGGTATTTCCACTGTGGTTCCTTTTCGAGGGTTATCTGTTAACGCTCCGGAACTCGCCCTCTAGTTCTCGTTCCGTGGGCGTCTCCAATTCGCTTGGAGAGAGCGAAATTTTTAAAAGACTGTCTACAAAAGCCACCATACCACGAATCCCCCAAGCCACGCCCGCGTGGTAGTGGTGTCCTGACTGATCCATGATGGCACGCTGTGCCGACATATGGACTTTCTCGATCCACATATGCCGAAGTTTAATTCCCGTGTCAGAAGTCAGGAATGAGGAGAGAGCGCGGGCGTTTTCGTTAGTCCAGTAGTCACTGGGGATAGCTGTCGGGGGAAAGTGGCGCCAATAGAACCAAGCTGCTTTAATCCTGCGGATTAAGTTGTTCATGGGGCACCTTCAGCTGATGCGGGGCCATTTTGCTGGTGAGTTTCAGGAGGCACGGCCGGTTCATCTGATGGAGTTATCGGGGGCAGCCCTAAGTCTGTCAATACCTTGTTAACGTCGGCTTCTGTTACCTCCACTCCGCTTTTGATGAGATTGGAGACGGCATCGGCCACCTTGACCGCATCACTTACCCGATCAGACTGAATTTTGGACTTGTCCACCTCCACCTTGGAAAGATCGGTCACAGTAGGTGGCTCCTGTGGTTGCTGCATCGGCACCACGTTGTCGGGGGTCTCCTGCTGATCTAGTTGCGCCATTTGCTCCAAGTAATCAATGAGCGGCTTCATCTGCTGACGCACCGCATTAAGATTCGGATCCTTTTTCTGGTCCAAACCCTGCATATGCGCCTGAATATGCCCCAGCAACAGTCTTGCGACCTTTGACGATATGGGTTTTTGTTGCGCCAGCTCGGCGTCAACGTAACCCTGGACGCTTTGGAGATGGGCTTTATCATCATCGGCCGGTTTAACTGTTGCCGGGAATCCGAGAAGCATGATTGAGATCTCCTGCGCCTGTTGCTCCATCTGGTCGGCGTGCTCGATGCCAGGATCGGTGTAAGCTCGCTTAATCAGGCGGGGATCATCAATCTCCACGAAGTTTTTCTCTAACTCGTTACGCTTCCAAAAAGGGGAATTGCCCAAGAGTTGCAGCCTGGCCGCGGCTTTCTGAAGCTGGGCGGGTTTGTTCCAGCTATCGGCCGCTCCATTGGGCATTATCTCGTATTCGCCGTGCAGGGCGTCCGGAGGCACCTGCCCCACCGTGTCGTAGAGCACATAGATGAGGCTCTGACTGTCATACTGCTTATAGAGCGAGAAACACATTTTATAGATGTCCACGCAGTCGAGCCGGAACACCCGTGAGCGCATATCGTCGCTTAATCCGCTCTGGCCGATGATTGCCTCGATCTGGGTCGCCGTAGTATCACCTCGGCTTCCTGGTTTAGCCTGAAGATGCTCCGTAGCGCCCAGATCGGGGATAGCCATGCGATATTCGGCCAGTGCGCGGGTCATTTGCATCTCCTGGTCGAATGAAATGGGAGGAGAAGGCATCTGAACCACGTCCAAGCCCTGCGGAAGGCTCGATCCGGGCAGGACATTGATGACTCCGGTGTTTCCTATGCCCGCCGTATTCTTAAACAGCGGCTTATTCACAAAATCCATGTAGTCGTGCTTGAAATTCCACTGCCGGCAGAGCGAATCCTCGAAACCGGCAATAATTTCCGCTATTCCACGGGGCGAATACCAGCCTTCATCCTTGATCTCGCTCCGGAAGGAGCAAAACGGATACATCGCGTGGTCGTATGGAAGGTATTGGCGGGGCCGCACACACTCCTTCTCCTCCAGACACTGCGGCGAGTAGGTTTCGAAGTAAACTTTGCCCTTTTCCTTGCAGTATTTCTCCCAGAGGATGATCTGATTGTCGGTTTTGGTGAAAGTGATGCCCTCCCGGCGCTTTATGGTGTCATATTGGTTGCCAAGGCCGTAAACGCCCGCCTCGGACGTAGTGTTCCCCTTAATTTTTTCGATGAAATCGGCGTCCTGTCTGAACGCGGGGTTGGCTTTGTAGTCGTCAACACTCATCAACATGACGTGAACCACCCAGGGCGCCTCCTGAATGTCGTCACAGTCGGCCGGAATGATGAAGTAGGTTGGGGCGATGGCACAGAAGCACAGCTGCTTCAGCTTGAAATCCCAATAGATCTTAATCGGAGCTCGGCCAGCGAGAAGCATGGCGTCGATGGAAGTAAGCACCTTGCGCTGGAAGTTGGTCTTTTGCTTCAGCCGGTAATCAAACCAGCTCGCCACCTGCGAAGTGGTGTCGGCGGGCTGCGTCCGAAGGCTTACAAAGGAGGCGAACTGGTCGGTGGCGAAAAGCTGCTTGTAGTAGAAAGGTTTCATCCGCTCCATGAGAGCGTCGATGAGAGGAAAATGGAGGTCTGCCGCGCCTGGGTAGGGTGGATTGATACGGCGTAAGCCGGTGTGACGCATCTTATACCACGTCTCCTGGCGCATCTCCCAAGTGGAACGGTCTTTTAATGCGTCAAAGATGTCCTCGGCGTGTTCAAACTTGCTCATTTAAGTCCTCCGGTTAACCAGCGCATCCATCCGCAAAGCCGGGCCGTCCAGCGGTAGCGATGGTCGTGACGGGCGCCGCAGTCCCATCGCCATTGAAGTTTTCTCCTGGACCATACCTTTACCGCCATAGTTCATGCTGCCAGCTCCCATCTGAATTTGTCCTGTAAAGGATATTTATCGACTCGAGGGCGGCTTTCGCAGTGCCATGATCTGCCGTCTACCTGGGCCACCAATTTCCACCCGCCTGCCCGCAGTGATGCTCCGCTTTCAGTAGATAAGGTGTAAGTAACCAACCTCTGGTAACCGAGTGCTCGGGCTGCACGCCAACAAGCCATGTAAAGCATGGAGCAGGCGTTTTTAGTTCCGTCTGTGGCCACCCGTGTTACTTCTGCCGTCCACTCGTCCTGAAGGCATCTCGCTACCGGACGGCCGACTATGGCCACGCCTACGATTTTCCCGTCCTTTGCCGCTGCTGCCGCAAATAACCCTCCTCGTGGCGCCAGATGATGCCGATGATGCTGATCCACGAACGCCTGTGCGTCTTTCACTGTAATTGGAACTATTGTCATCGCCATCCTGCCGAGGCTCCTGATTCTTCCAAAACCTGGTGGTGCGCCATGTCGGCGGATTGATCCCGCCAGTTGCTGAAGTCCACCACCTTCTCAAAAATCGTGTAGTCGATGGCCGCCATGCAGCCAAAGACGGCATCCGCCTTGTTGGGCGAGGGGACGTTGCGCTTTCGCATCTCGTATTTCTCTTCCGCCTGCCATTTGCCGCTGGAGGTCAGATATTTCTGGCGGGTCGTCATTTCCGCCCATAACCCGTCATCGTGCGGTAGGATCCATTCGCAGCGGGCGACTCCGGCAGCGCCTTCCATCCACGCCTTGGCGCCCCAGCTGGTGTAGGTGAGGTCGTTGGCGTTGCGCTGGCCGAAATTCTGGCGTCCGATGGCCCAGCCACCTCGGGCAATGAGATCGAGCATCTCTTTTTCCGCCGCATCCCCGGCAATCTGGTCGGATCTCACCCCAAGTTCCACGAAGTGGCGGATGAAACGGCCGGCTGCGGCTTCCTTGTTGGCTTCCTTCCAGGCGGCCACAATCTCGATCTTATTGCCGTCGCGCTTGGCGATCACGTTGTCGTCGTGGCCTCCGCCAAAGTCGCAAAACACAAACACGAACCCCGGTTTAAACGGAGGCGGGTTGTTGATGCACCTCTGTAGGTCGGTGTCCGAAAGAATGTAACGGTCTATCTCATCCTGATCCATGAACTCGCCAAAGACCGAACTGCGGGTAAAGGGGTGTTCAATCCCGTAGGTGGCAATGATGCGGTCCACCTTGTCCTTCGATATGTGGGGGCAGTCCTTTAATCCTGCCTGGATGCACACATATTGCTCACGGTGCTCGGTGAACGCCTTGTAGAAAGTGCCGTGCTTGCTCCCCGGCGAACTGGATAAAAGCTTGGCATTATAGGAGCAGCGGTCTATGCCGGTAAAGATGGGCTCCTTGACGTTTTTGGCTTCATCGACAATCCACAAAAGCGGTGAATCGGTATCGTCTCCCTTGTGCAAGCCTTCCACACGCCCAGCGTCATCGGTGGTAAAGGCAATCAGGCGTGCCCCGTCCGGCGTCGTAATGCGATAGTATGGGCTTTTTACCGAGTTCCAACCCATCTTATTAACGTTGATCTCTAAAGCCGGAATAACCTGCTCGTTGAGCTGTTTTTGATCGGCGGTGGTAATGCCCACTTTTCCCCTCTTGTGCAGCGAGAGCCACCAGCTCGAAATGCCGCTGATAATGAGTGAGCTGCGGCCGCCTTCGTTCGGGCTGACGATTGCCACCTGGATCATCTTGGCTTTGGGGCCAGTGGACAGGATAAACGGGTTCATGGCGTCACACTGCCAGTTATAAAGACGCGGGTAGTTTAAGACGCCTTCGCAGAATCCCACCGGGGTGGAAAGGATCTGGTCTGCGTCGGTGCGCGGTATCTTAATGCCCTTTGGCCTTCCGATCGGTCGCTTGGTAATCATTTAAAAAGGTTTCGGCCTAATGGAGTGGCGGGCTGTGCTCACATTAAAGATCGTATCCGGTGTCCAACCTCCTGGCGGAATAGCCAGAGGAGCGTATCCGAGTCCTCCGGTGTTGGCGTTGCTCCAGAAAGTGTTCCGCATAGTCGGACCGGAGATGGGATTGCCCATGATCGGTAACCTCCCGTATCCGCCTCCAAATGGTCCAAATCCGGCGAAACCACCACCGCCGCCATAGTCACCTCCAAAGCGACGGGGATTAAAAAAACCGGGAGGATGCTGACGGCCGGCGGTAATCACGTTTACCCCTGGCCGAAAACCGGCAATAACGGCCGGGTCATTGGGATCGAAAAGGTCATCGGGCTCAACAAAGTCATCTCCCCCCTGGTAACCGGCCACAGGGCTCCAGCTTAATGGCACTCCACCAAGCTGTGATTGCGCCGCCCCCATGGCGCCGTAGCCGCTGCCAAAATAATCGCCCGCTCCGGCACCGCCGCCGTATGCCTTGCCCAGCGACCCCAAAAGCCGCATGATGTCGGAGACTGTCTGGCTGCTTATCCCTTTTTGACGTGAGCCTTCTTTCAACTTCGCTATGTCGGCCAGGTTTAACCCGCCCTGAAACTGCACCTGCTGCCATTTGGGGTCTTCCTGCTCGGGCGAAACGTAACCGATCGGACGAACCATGGAAGAGCCGCTCTGGCAGTTGCGCATTGGCATGAATCGTTCTCGTTTTCTCATCTTTTTGCCTCCTTTGACCTTCTCTGTGCCTCTGTTGTATCCCCGCTCGGACGGACGGGAAAGCTGTTTTCCTACTGCGCCGAAATAACGCATCCGCTCGATCCAACTGCCCAGCTGGTTAAGCGCCCGAATCTTCCCGCGGCCGAACATCTCCGCTGCGTAACGGTTAAGCACCGCTTCACCTGGCGTAAGCATGGCCGGCACCGAGTCGGTGTTGGGCACCTGGGCCGTGCCACGCTGAAAAAGCCACCAAGGCGGGTAGCCTTCCTCCGCTCCCGGCGGAAGACCTTCCTGCGTGCCCTCCAAGTGCGGAGGGGTTTTGTATGGAAAAGGGTCGGTTGAAGGCTTTTCGGGGTTGAAGAGCCAGTTGTATTCGCTCCCCGGAGCGGGTTGGAGGCTCTTTAGATACGCCATCCAGTCCTCGTGGCTGGCCGTGCCTTCAAAGGCGTCAGGCGGGACATTCTGCGGCTCGGCGCCGTAGGTTTTCTTAAACCATTGCCCGAAGTCACCTGAACCTTTCTCAATCGTTGTGCCAGGCTTAAAGAGGTGCGCCAAATCTGCCGGCGGTTCACCAGGACCCAGCCAGACCGGCGGTCCTTTGCCGGCCGAGGCGTCGAGGAGTTGGTGATACTGCTCGGCTGTCATGTTGTTCTTCGTTGCCACGTCTCGGAGATCGTTGACGTGCTCCGGATCCATTCCAGCTTCCTTTTCCCAGTGTGTCTCGTTCCAGTTTTTAAACCCCTGAGTGATTTTTGGCTTCTTCGCCCCTTGGATCGCCTTGTTTATCTGTTCCGCTTCTCCGGGGGCAAGTCCTTCAGCCTCGATGATCAGTTTTTTGTCCGGAAGATCCAGCAGCTTGTCGTGCCAGTTGTTTATCAGTTCATTGAGACCGGCAGTGTCCCCTTTGTTCCTCAGTTCCCGTGCGGCTTCGGTAAACGAGTTGAGCGTAGCATCCAATCCTTTCTGCTTCAGCGCGTCAATGATTGCCTGCTCCTTGGCGCCGCCTGATTTAAGCAGTCCTATATGCAATCCTTCCACCGACGCTGCTTGGTTATCAATCTGGTCGTCGGTCCATCCCAGTTTCTTCAGGTTCCGACGCATGATTTTCTCCGCCGAACCGGAAAGCTTTGGGTATTGCTGCTCCCCGCCCGGTGCACCACCTTTTGGAGGGGGTTGGACAGGTGTTGTCCCACCAGCGCCCTCCGGACCTCGCCGCTTAATCGCCTCCTTTAACCCGCCTGGAGTCAGTTCCTCGTCGGTTGGTTCCAGCGCAGCACGTTCCTCCGGCGGAAGCGGGCCGGCGTCAGGACGATGCCTCGGCGGACCCATGCCGTATTTTTCTCGTGCCAAATCTTCAACACGCCGGTCCTCGGCCAGATTCTCTCCCGCCTTCCATTCTTCCCCCGCGTTCAGATCATACGACTCGTAAGCCTGCTTTACGCCCTCGATCTCGTTGAGCTTATCCAATAGATGCTGCTCGTATTCCTCCGGCGTCATCGCCTTTAAGGTGGCATCCCAGTGCCAGCGTGTTTCATCAATGTCGCCACCAAGTTTCTCGCTAATCTGCTTCTCCAGATCGCGGTGCCGATCAGTAAGGTTTTCCTCAAACGCTTCAAGCTCCACTCGTTCGGCGTGTTGCAGACTATCACGGAAGCGCCCCTCCGGATCAGCGTGAAACTCGTCCCACAGCTTCTGTGACTCCTGCTGATTCAGGTCCTTGGAAGGTTTCCCGAAAAGCCGCATGGAAAGATCCTCCATCGGATCAAGCTCTTTCGGCTCCTGCCCCGGCTTTGATCCCGGATACTTCTCCTGAAACGCTGCCTCGTCGTAAGGCCCCACGTCCACCTCCTCTGGTTTTGATGGTTCAATGGAGTCCGGATTCTTTGCCCAGTTACGAAGCCAGGTTTCATAGTCCGCATCGCTCACACCGTGATCGTCCGCCGTATCTTGAACCTCCTGCCTGCTGATCCTCAGGCGCTGCATTATCCGTGCTTCAAGCGAGTGCTGCCCAAGATCCTCAAGCGGCTCCTCGTAAAACGGGCTGTTTGGATGCTTCTGACGCCCCAGCGCGTCCATGGCGTCCTGGAGATGCTCGAAGTGGCGTGTGCCTTCCTTGGATTCAATAGCGTAACCGAGAGAAGACTTGTTTATGCTCGGAGGCAGTTCCCCCTCGTCCAAGATGTCCTCCAGTTTCGGTTTTGATGGCTTAACCTCCTTCGGCATCGGCGCACCAGCTTTCTCAAATAGCGCCGCCTCCTCTTCCGGCGTCAAAGGCGGTAACTCCTTTGGCCGCGGCGGCAGAACACGCGGCATCCCCTCTGGCCCGCCTATTAGCCCACGCGGGCGAAGGCTTATCCGCGAAAAGGGTTTTCCCCCTCCCATCACGAGCAAGGGCACCAGCTCTTTAAGCACCTCTTTCCAGCCGCCCTTCCCCCGCATCGCCCTGGCGCTCCGGCGCCCAAACACAAACGCCAGCGGATCAGCCCCCTCCCCCTTCCACGGCCGGGGCGGAAACTCGTCCACCTCTTCAACCCCCTCCTGCGCCAGCACCACCTCGTCCTCACGCCCATACTCCGGCGCGTAATGCCGCTGCACCGGCACAAAACGACCCCCAGGCAGCATCTCCACGTCCAAAACCGGCAAAGGCCTCGGATCAAACTGCTGAAACGCCTTCGGTCTCCCCTCCCGGCTTAGCTGCGATCGCATGATGTCCGGACGCACCCGCTCCCATAACCCCGCAAAGTTCTCGCGGTAGTCCCGCCTATACTCCGGCACCCGCTCAGTCCCCGCCTGCAACGCCCTCACTCGCGGCAGTAACCTCCGGTAATAATACCGCCGGCTCGGGCCACCGCTTTGCGTAGTCTGCATACTCACCCCATAAATTGTTTACTCATGTCCAACCATTAGTGTCCAACCGCACTTGTCCAACCTTTTGTCCAACGCTCCGCGTGCGCGTCCCTTCCGTGAGAGGTAGCGACACCCGCCGCCTCGACGACGCGGGGGGTGGTGCCCCCGGTGGTGCCTGGGTCCGGCGCAGCTGCGGCCATCCGGCCAGCGTGTGAAACGGCAGCGCTTTGCCTATCCGATGAAGACGTATAGCAACGCACTCTCATATGTGTTTCTGTAAGTGCGGGGATTGGAGGAAGTTAGCAATAACATCGGACAAGAGTGTTCATATGAAGTCTAAGCGTTTGCCTTCTCTTTTGCCCTCTTGGCGTCTCGTATTGCCCTCGCCTTAAGCATTGACGCTCTTAGATTTGCGAGTCCCTCCGGACTGAAGCGCTTCTTGCGGTGCCTCTGATTGGCAGAAGGTTTCTCCTCTTGTAATGGCTCCGGAGCGCAATGTTCTGGACGCCCTCCGTAACGTTGCCCCTCCTTCATCGGTGCTCCTGTCCAATCTAACTCTGCCATAAATGCGTGTCTTTGTTTACTCCTCTA